GCACGCTTGCGTTGAGACTTTGTTTTAGTCATTTTAAATTTATAGCGCCACTAGTTGTTACAAGAACTTACAGTTCTGCGCAGCCAGATAGGCCAAATTGATACAATTTTTCATCGAAAACAATTTCTTCTGAAGAACTTTCGTTCATCAAATATAATTGCTTTATCTCTGTATCAGTTTTATAAACAGAAAACACTTGAGCAAAGGTGAAAATATCTTTCTTATCTGTAACATCCTGTTTAGAATGTAGAAGAGAATGATAATTTTTCAACAACCATTGAATATAATCACTCAAAATTAATCGAGACTTATTACACCAAAAGCTTTCAATACGCAATGCACATGCACGCAATAAAGACCATCGAGGATTCATAGGTGAAGGATTGTGAAAAGCTAGAGAAGCCATAACCTTGACGTGTTCAGGCACGGGGACCATACATTCATCAACATTAAGGAAGCTGGCAGATAAAAAACGGCAGTCTTCTAATCTTCGTGGTTCATAACAAGGAGAGGTGGTTTTTACACCAACACTCGCCCAAACACGTGAAACACTTTTAGCATTAAACCATCCAACAACTTCATCAGAACAAGTCCAAGTATTATCATCACCAGTTAAAGCAGCTTCAACATTTGCTGAAAAAGATTCATAAGTTCGCATCTTCTCATAATAAGAAGTTGACCAAACAAATTTATTCTCTTCACATAACAAAAGCCAAGCATAAGCTAATAACCTATACAAAATGACCGTGTTATCATTAATAGTATTACCACTACCACTAGAATTTCCAGTGTTTTTCTGAACGACATCGCCGTCCTGAGTAATAATATAACTATCAACAATATCACGATAAATATTTCGTAACCTATTACGGTTTTCCTTAGTACGATGACTAGGATGCAGCATACGCCACCGAAATTCCATCATTCCATACATTGCTTCACGAAAAAGGGAAGAATCATATTCTGATTCATCTAATTCAAAAGCATTGGGATGTTTATTAACACGTTTGAACATTTTATTCCATCCACGATAGAATTTTGTTCCACCGACAAAAGACCAGTGTTTGTGAACAGAATCATACATTTTCTGATTCATATCACCATTTAATTGACTATTCGCAACAACATGTTCAGAAGCGCCACCAATGAAAGTACGAAGCTTATTAAGCAACAACTTATCAATAGGACGAATTTCTTCTTTAACATTGTTGGTCCAAAATGTTGGACGGCAGTTTTCACTCGCCAAATCTTGCCAATAATTAGCACAAAAATCCCGAAAGAAACCTTGATAACGACAAGAGCACGTTGATTTTGAAATCAAACGACATTCATCTTGACATTGTTCACAAAGTTCCGAACGGAATTCAAACAATTCACGTTTATCTTTAAACCAATGGGACCAAGGATACCCAGCCGAAGCACGTTTTTCAACATCTTCGGCAATAACATTCCATTCATCTTCAATACATTCTTCTTTTTGAACTTCTTGTTGCACTTTATCCTTATACAGGGGCAACGAAAGTTCACGAACAATTGAATTATTCATTTGAACGAAATGTTTCTCAGCAAAATTCATAGTTTCATTCCAAATATCAGCACGTAATGCATCAGGTTGGAGTTTATCATATTTAAGTAGAGAAAGATATCCAGCAGTTTTATTTGGAATAGCTAAATCATATTCCGGGTACAGATCACGAGGACCAGCACCATCATTATTAATTTTACAAAAAGCAGTAAAGAAGGGATCATCCATAGCGCGTTTATTACCTTCAGGAACATGACGAAAAACACGACCAGCGTATTTTAATTCCTTCACATTCAGAAGATAATTTTCAGCGTTTTGAGATGGCCCTCCACGAAACAAACATTTATTAGTTAACCCATCAGGGTAGGCGCAAAGCACTTTATTAACACTAATTAGTTCATTTTGTGGAGGGCTTATTGAAAAATTGAATCCTTTAAATTTAAAAGATTGAATTCAATAAAACCATTCTCAGTATCACCACCAGAATTATGTAAACCAACACATCTACCATTAGAATCTACTAACGGAGAACCACAATCACCACCAACAGATGGACATGTATGTTCATTAGTACCAACATAAGTACCAAAAGACATTTGATTAACAGGATTTTTTGTAATAAGAACAAGATCAGCACGAGCGTTTACAACAGCACAATTAAGTTGCGGTAATAAACTACATTCAGGGGGTAATTTGAAAAACACAGCATTGC